CGTGCGCGGGATACCCGAAGGGCAGTAGGACGTACTGATAGTGTCGGTGCAGCCCGTAACCCTAAGGGTGAGGGCCGTACCCACGGGTAAGAATTTGACACATAATTATTAATGTCTTAAACTTAGAAACATGCAAAAGGCAAACTGGCAAGGTGAAGGCGACAGGGTCAACCTGACTATGCCTATCTCCAAGGTAGACGTCGAACAGCGACGTGTATCTGGATGGGCGTCACTTGACAATATTGACCAGCACCGCGATCTAGTTGATGCGGAGGCTACCCGCGAGGCGTTCAACTCCTTTAGGGGTAACATTCGTGAGCAGCATGACGAGAAGAAGCCTGTCGGCAGGCTTGTCAACTTCCGTGAGGACGTGTACTACCACCCTCAGGACGACAAGTTTTACCAGGGCGTCTACGTCACCGCTTACGTTTCCAAGGGCGCACAGGACACCTGGGAGAAGGTTCTAGACGGAACACTCTCCGGGTTTTCCATCGGCGGAAATGTCCTAGAGGCAGAGAACGACGTTGACGAGAACGGAGTTCCATTCCGTCGTGTCAAGAAGTACATGCTTACTGAATTGTCTCTGGTTGACAACCCAGCCAATCAACTATCGAACGTTGACTCCATTGCCAAGGTGATCGGAGTCGCCACTGCTACTGACAGCGATCAGCCAGCACTGACTGGTGACCTCGCTAATATCACAGTAGAGAATGTGTTTGTATGCAACAAGTGTCTTGACGAGGGCCACGGTGTCCACAAGTCAAGTGACGAATCGCTGAACTGCCCGGTATGCGACGGTTCTATGGTTCGTATTGGTTTCGTTGAGTCTAGCGACCCGGAGCCAAAGGAAACTATCAAGAAGATGGTAGACGACCATCGGGCAGACCGCGAGGGAGGTGTAACAGAAACTATGACAGACAAGGAAGTAACTGAGACTGAGACTGTGGTTGAAGAGGTTCAGCCTGTCGAGGAAGAGACTACTGCCACTGAGGAGACTCCTGTAGTTGAGGAGAAGGAAGAGGTAGTTGAGGTTGAAGAGGTCGAAGACCCACTTGCCTCTGCGGTAAATTCTTTGAGGGAACTGACCGACCGCATCGAGCAGGGCCACGAGGCTCACAGGGATGAGGTTCGTAAGAGCCTGGATGAACTGGACGCTCGTTTCGAAGAAAGACTTGGCACCCTAGCGGACCAGTTCAAGTCACTAGAGACTCGTCACGACGAGTTCACCAAGAAGTTTGAGGGTATGGGTAGCGAACTAAGCGAGGTTAAGAAGAGCCTTACTTCGCTGGACGAGTCCACAGCCCTTAGGAAGTCCGCTGACTCTGACCAGCCAGCGGAAGAGGAAAATTCTGGAACGGATTCGTTCTGGAAGGGTTCATTTCTCACCATTGATTGAGTCAACACTCAACACAAACAAAAATAACTATGAAAGGAGTTGAACAAGTTGACAAGTAGCAATGACATTATGCAGAAGGTTATTCAGACCAGCGGCTTCGCGGCCGGAGGCGGTCTGTTGAAGCCTGAGCAGAGCAACCGCTTCGTGGACTACATGGTGAATTCAACACAGTTGCTTCCCCAGGTACGTACCGTTCGTATGAACCGCGACGTTCAGGATATCGACAAGATTAACGTCGGTCGTCGTATCCTTCGTGGCGCTTCCGAGGCTGTTGACGACGGTATCAACGTCGGCGTCCGCTTCACCAAGATTTCTCTAACTGCTTCCAAGTTCCGTGCGGATTGGGAACTTTCCCGCGACGTCTTGGAGGACAACCTTGAGGGTGCAGACCTAGAGGGTCACATTGCAAGGCTTCTAACAACCCAGATCGGTAACGATTTGGAGGACCTAGCAATCAATGGTGATAAGGACTCTGCTGACCCGCTGCTTCACCACCTAGATGGTTTCCAGAAGCGCGGCGAGGTCGATGGACACGTTGTTGACTGGGCTGGTGCGGACTACTCCGCAGAACTGCTATCGCAGATGCTGCGCAAGATGCCAAGCCAGTACATGCAGCAGCGTCAGGGTCTGCGATTCTTCGCAGGTTCCGACATCGTCCAGGCTCACACCGACTACGTTGGTGATCTAGCAGCACAGGCATTGATGTACGATCCCGCAGCGGCCTTGGCCGAGAACGAGATTGCACCTCGCAATGCTGGTTACTCTGTAATGGGTAAGGGTGGCGTGCGTATGCACGACATTCCGCTGATGCTGACTGAGGACGTTACACCGGCTGCCGGTGCGACCTCCGATCAGACTGGCTCCGTCTGGCTGACCAACCCGCAGAACCTCGTATGGGGTATCCTGCGTGAGGTTCAGGTTATGAACGAGTACGTTGCCAAGAAGGACACCATCGAGTACACCGTTTACACCCGTGTAGCGGCTGCCGTTGAAGAGGTTGGCGCGTTCGTTGTAGCAACTAACGTTGGTACCACTGCCGCAACCCCACCGGCTCGCGCCTGAGGTAAAACATATTAAGAGGGAGGGCTTCGGCCCTCCCTCTTAGTTTTACCCATAATAAACCTTGTGCTACAATTAATTCCAATGAAAGGAGTTGTAAACGTATGTCTTTGATTGATCTTAAGAAGGACGAACTGCTAGAGGCAGCGGCCTACTACGATGTTGAGGTCCAGGCTACTGACAACAAGGCGACAATTGTCGAGGCGTTGGAAGAGGCTGGGGTTACCGAGGAACTGTGGGAGGCTGACAAGCCCCGCGAGGCTGAGGACGAGCCAGCAGCCGACGAGCCTGAGGCCGATGAGGACGAGGACTTGGTCCTTGTTAAGTTTATCGGACACAACCGCTCTTACACCGTTGGCAAGACCACCTTCACCCCCAAGTTGAAGCCGTTCGGTCTTTTGACTCGTTCTGAGTACGAGAGCCACAGTGCGGACAAGTTCCGTGAGGCTACTGCTGACGAGGCAACTGAGTTCTACGGCCAGTGATGTCAACCCCCGCTTCGGCGGGGGTTGCTTCATTTAAAGGCTAATGATACAATTACTGATATGGAAATTTACCGTAACACAGAGTCCACGATTCCAGTAATCGTTCCAGCGCTAGAGGGCGCTGAGTATAGTGTTACCATTTCCTCCCCTGATTCTAAGGTTGAGCCTGTTACCGTTCCCCTCGCCCAGCCGGGGGAAGATGGTCGCACCAACGTCACTATCCCATTCCAGCACGCCCTGTATGATGGGCCAGTTAAGTTGGACTTCAACATTACTCGCGGTGACAACAACTACTCTATTCAAGAGGTAGTTGACGTTGTCACTCCGATGTTCACATGGCACGACCTTGACGGCTCTTACGAACGCGAGCAGACACCAGAACTAGAGCGTTTGGTGCGACACGTCGTAGAGGCATATTCCGGCCAGACATTTGGCCGCAGGATTGAGCGTCACGTCGTCACCACCGCCCAGAGCCAGATCAACTTCAAGATTCCGCTCATCATGTTTACGGGGGTGTCCAGCAAGTATGCCACACTCTCCACCACCCTGAATCCACCAAAGATGCCATACGAGATTGCCGCCGATGGCTACAGCCTGTCTATCGACTGGAAGAATTACGATACCAAGACTGACAGTCTGTGGATTCTTAATGACAAGACACCGTCCCTGCACACCATTGAGGGTGTGTTTGGATATGATCGTGTGCCTGCCGACGTTAAGGAGGCAGCCCTGCTGATTGCCGGTGTTTGGGGGTGCAAGCAGGCAGTATGGCGTGACCGCTATATCCAGACCATGCGCTCTTCTGACTGGACTGTAACCTACAATCAGGAAGGCTTTGGCGCTACTACTGGAAGCCACGCCGCAGACGCACTACTGAGGAAGTACCAGCGCAATTACCAACCGGAGGTCATCTGATGGTTATTGGCTTTGAGTGCATTACTTCATCAAAGTACGAACAGCGCGCGACCTTGCTGCGCCCCGGCGATGCAGCGGGCGCAGAACAGCCTGTCGAGAATGAGCCGGGAGGCTACTGGAAGGTCGAGCAGCACCCTCTCACTGGTCAAGTTATTCGAACATGGGTCGAATACACCGAGGATAATCCTGACACGCCAGAGAACGAAACTAAGAAGAACATCTTTGAGTGCCAGGCACGCGCTATCGTCACCGGAGGTCTGAACAGTCAGGGTACAACCCAGCGCTGGGACTCCAAGGGCGATTACGTCAATGTCGATTACGTTGAGTTGCAGGTGCCGCCCGACCTCATTATCACCAAGAATGACCGTGTGACAAGCATCACCGATTCGCGGGGCAATGTGATCTGGAAGGAAGAGGAATTCGGAAGCATGAAGCCTACCGTATTCAACGTTCGTGGAGTATCGCCAGTCGTTGACCCATTTGGCTCCGTCACGGAACAGTTCGTGCTGCTAGAGCGCGCGGAGGTGCAGGGTGGCTAACTTCAACAACAAGGGAATTCCCGGCCTTAACATTGATGCAGATATGACTGACGGAATCAAGGATATGGAGTTCTTGAAGCGATTCTGTCAGGAAATGAGCACCGAGGCTCACATCGATACTGTTATGACGGCTACCCACAGCATCTTTGCTGATGAGTTCGATAAGAAGATGAAGGGTGTCGCTTCTACCAGCAAGGATAACTTCTTCCACGTGTATGAGTATTCCCCTAGCGGTAACGGATACTCCTGGGTCGGAAACCCGGACCATAAGTTGTGGCAGCACACCATGCGTGGTCGCGGGGACAGGAAAACTTTTTCTTGGAACTGGTTGCCCGCTAAGCAGTTCAACCCTTCGTATAAGCAGCGAAGGATGCCGGGTCCGGGAAGAGACGGAATTCGTGAACTCTCCTACAGGGACTATAGAGAACTACTCCGTAAGAGTTCCAGCAGGGGTGAGGGGTATAGGTTCTCGTGGAAGGCTCCTATTTTGGAGTACAACATTCAGCGCATTGTCTATCCGCGAAGGAAGAGGCTGATGCTTCCACGTAACGGCAGAAAGATTTTTGTAACCTCTTACGCCGCTGAGCAGCAGCATCCCGGACCCACCAAGGGACGGTTCACCGCTGAATGGATTAACTTCTGGACTGGCGAGGTTGGAAACCGATTCCATGAGGTTGTCGGTCAGCAAATTGAGAAGGACGCAAAGCGCAGGATTGAGGCTGCCCTTGCTGCTGGCAAGTCTGCCCCTCGTAAGGAAAACAGGAAGTTCCGTGTGATGTCCTTTGCTGATATTACCGACGCAAAGTTGGCGGGGCAGCAGCAGGCAGTATCCGCTATCAAGTACCACCAGAGAACTATTAAGGGTATCGAAGCCAACCGAGGAAGGGTTCTGTAATGACCGATATTCAAATGTCAGACTACCTGTCCATGACAGGCAGCGCCATTGTCAGACTATACCTGTGGGATATGCTCCGCAGGTATATGCCAGAAACGTGGAAGCCGGGGTCGGGAATGCTAACCATCCCCATCATCCCGGCCCAGGACCAGCCAGAGACTCAGACGGGTCTAGGTCCGTACATTGTCTATGACGGTAGTTTCAGCCCCACCGACGACCTGTATCAAATTGAGACAGAACGAATGACCCTTCGTATTTTCAGCGAGGATACAGACGTGCTTACTAGCACCGTCAAGTTGTGCCGTAGGTTGTTTGACCGTAAAGACGATTCCGCCTTTGAATTGAATAGGTGGCTGGACCGTGAGGACGGACTAGGTCAATACGCTATGAAGGACCAGCGCTACAACACTTGGATGGAAGAGGCTAGAAACGTTAAGTTCCTCACTACATCCGTCGTCGGGACCGAGGGAGCGGCCCCGGCGGAAACACAAGAAGGACGACTAGACACCTTGGTGTTCCTAGACCTCACCTATGTAGAGCACGAGTGGGCCTCCCCCTTCTCCAAATTTGCATAATAAATAACCCAAAGGTATACTTAAACCCGAGGATGAACCCCAAGCATGGCCTAGTCAGCCAACATTTTTACGAATAGGAGGTAAGAAAATCATGGCATATAAGCACGAGAACATTATCGTCGGAGCAGCCGATGTTTACATCGAGACTGCTGACGCAGCAGCAGAGGCTGCCGAGACAGCATGGCCCACCCTAACGGCAGGCACATCTGCTCGTACTGCGTTTGAGGGGTCTGCGGACTTCGATCACGCAGGTCTGACTTCCGGTGGTGTTGAATTTGCGTATGCTCCCGACTTCGGAGAGGTTGAGGTTGACCAGTGGCTTGACGTCGCAAAGATGTTCAAGCAGCGTCAGTCTGTTACTGTGACAACCACGTTTGCAGAGGCAACCCTAAGGAACCTCCTGTTTGCTTGGGGTCAGCCGCTCAACACTTTGACCGAGGGTGCAACCGACACCGATGACACCACTCTGCGTATTTCTTCCGGTGCTCTTGGCGACGAGCCAGAGGAGCGTAAGATTGCGTTCATTGGTCAGGCTCCGGGTCGTAACAGGGAGCGTGTCTACGAACTCGACCGCGCACTAAGCGTAGAGTCTAGCACCTTCTCCCTGTCTCGTTCCGAGGCTTCGCTCATTCCGGTATCCCTACGATGCCTACCGGGTAACGCCGCTGGTGGAGACTACGGTCGCATCATTGAGCGTGCGGTAACCGCGTGATAACTTCATAGCCAGATACACCCCCGCTTCGGCGGGGGTGTTCTGTTTTGCAAAGCCTAATTAACTATGGTATAATTGCAAGGACTTAAACTAACTTTGAAAGGTGGACATAAATGTCACAGAAGCAGGCCGCTAAGCGGGTATACACCGTTGAGCACATCGAACTCCTTGATGGAACAGAGATTGAGGTTAAGCCTCTCCCCATCAAGCGTCTACGTCGCGCACAGGACGCGATCAACGCTGCCATGCTTGGCACCGTCAAGACTGACGACGA